CGATGTACGATATGCTGCACCTGTGCAACGTGATCCAGAAGAAATACTACAAGCGCGACACCTTGCGTGAGTTCGATACCCTGCTGCTGGATCTGCGGGATTATCTTGACGAGGCGGCGAACCCCAGACTGTACCCGCAGGGGACAGAACCGAAGAAAAAGCGCAAGAAGCGGGCGGACGGTCAAGCACCGGAAGCCCCGCCGCAGCCTGTCACCTGCATCACGATGCACCAATACGAGACATGGAGCAAATATACCGGGGCAATCGGCGGAATGATCGGCAATTACATGAAGTATGTGGAGGGAAAGCAGTCCAAATAGGGCTGCTTGCCTTTTTGCATAACCGGGGCCTGACCATCATTTACGCATCCCGATCCGGGGCGGCAGCTGGAACAACACTTCCAACGCGGGCGTGTTCAAGCTGAACCTGAACAATGTGCGTTCCAACGCCAACGGCAACATTGGGCGGCGTTCCGCTTTTCCCCGCCAGATGAATCACAGCTTGCCTGAAAAGATGGGCTGGATTACGCGGGCAAAAGGGGTCAGGATCCGTCGGCAGCGCCGGGGAGCGCTGCGCGAAAAATTTGTATTCGCATCAAGGCAGACAGTATACCGGGGAGAATGGCCGGAATATCCCACCGCCCGGTGAATGGTGGGGAGTGGCCGTATATGCCACGGGTGCGGAAGGCTGTGAATGAAAACATACAAAAACATCTTTGTCCAGGTAGTGGCTTTCGACAACCTGATGTTGGCGCACTACCACGCCAGCAAGGGCAAGAAGCACCGGGATGAAGTGCTGATCTTTGAGCAGCGCAAAGCAGAATACTGCATCATCCTGGGAAACCGTCTGGTCAAGCAGACCTATAAGGTGGGGTCGTACCGGATCTTCTGGATCCGGCGGCCTGTGCTGCGCATGGCTATGGCGCTGCACTACCCTGACCGCGTTGTGCAGTGGGGTATCTACCAAGTTGTATTTCCCATATTCGATAAAGGCTTTATTTCGGACAGCTATGCGTGTCGCAAGGGCAAAGGGGCGCACGCGGCGCTGGATCAACTGCAATACTGGATGCGGCAGGCAGACCGAGGCGGCCCGGCCTATACGCTGAAACTGGACGTTTCAAAGTATTTCTACCGGATAGACCACGAGATACTGCTGAAGATCCTGAACAGGAAGATCGCAGACCCGCGCATGATGTGGCTGTTCCGCGTGATCCTGCACAGTGACCAGACGAAGTTTGGGCTGCCGGAGGGCATGAGCGCGGACGAAGTACCGCCAGAGTGCCGGTTAGAGGACACCGGCGTTCCAATCGGAAACCTGACCAGCCAGATGTTCGCCAATATCTACCTCGATGTTCTGGACCAGTATGTGAAGCATACGCTGCACATCCACTGGTACATCCGGTATATGGACGATATTATCATCATCGGGCACGACAAGCAGGAACTTGCACACATCCGGGACGAGATCGCCGCATTTCTGCGCAGGGAACTGAATCTTGCCCTGAACCATAAGACCAGCATCCAGCCATTGAAACAGGGCGTGGAATTTGTAGGCATGAGGGTGTGGCCGACACACCGCCGCCTGCGTCACGCCACGATACGCGGCATCAAGCTGCGGCTTTCACAGGTGCTGGCACAGTATGAGGCGAACGAGATCACAGCCGAGAGCGTGGAGCGCACTATTGGCAGCTACCGCGGCGTTCTGAGCCATTGCGAGTGCATGGCGCTGAAACACAAGCTGAACCAGACATACGGGAAATTCTATATCATCAAAAAAGAAAGAGGCGAGCAGAACAATGGCAATCAAAGCATATTCCTATGCGAAGGACGGGAGCAAGGCGTTGAGCAAGAACTTCAGCGTGAGGGAGTTCCGGTGTAAGGATGACAGCGACCCGGTGTTTGTGGACATGGATCTTGTAAAGCTGTTGCAGCAGATCCGTGACCATTTCGGGAAGCCGCTGACCATCACCAGCGCATTCCGCACCGCCGCCCACAACAAGAACGTCAAGGGCGCTACATACAGCCAGCATTGCTACGGCAAGGCTGCTGACATCCGCGTGCAGGGCGTAAGTGTGGAAAATGTGGCTGATTATGCGGAAACGCTGCTGAAGAACACCGGCGGCATCGGACGCTACCCGGTAAAGAAAGGCCGCCCGGCGGGCTGGGTGCACGTTGATGTGCGCGAAGCAAAGAGCCGCTGGACGCTGTAAGTAGAAACAAGCGGAGGTATCGTTATGGAAATCATGAAATCTTTCCTTATGGCATTCCCTACATGGTTGTCGTTCATCTTCATGGTCGTGGGCATGATCGTCACCGCGCTGTTTGCGGTACGCCTGGGCTACGGCGTGGTCATTGCCAAGACGGTCTATAAGTGGATCGAGTGGGCAGAAACGAACATCGTGGGCAGCAAGATGGGCGAAGAAAAGAAGAAGCAGGTCATTGCGACCCTGCGCGGCTTTACGCCGGACTGGCTGGACTGGGCAATCAACGAGCGCACGCTTGACTGGATCGTGGAAGTTGTGTTCAAATTCAGCAAGAAAAAGCTGGCAGCCTACATGGAAAAGAAGAATGCTGCCACAACTACCGTAGCACACTTTGGGGAGGACGGGAAAAAATGACGGATGAAGAGCTGGAACATCGTCTGACTGATGTTGAAAGCCGGAGCAAAAGCAACACCCATCGTCTGGATGACCTTGAAAGGCTGACGGATGCTGTGAACGGCATGAACACGAACATCAAGCTGACGATCCAACAACTCGAATCGACCAACAAGAGCCTTGAAATTGTGACTGCACAGAACAAGTCGCAAGATGCTAGGCTGGCAGCGCTTGAAAAGGCCCCCGGAGCGCTCGGAAACAAACTGTGGTGGACGGTAGCAGCCGCCGCAATCGGAGCGTATGTCGGGCGGATACTCAGCTTCCTGCCAAAGTAACGTGAAATCCCCCACCAGCAGCCTTTATCGGGCCGCTGGTGGGGGATTTTTTGTTTATATGGCAGTTTTGCACAAGGGAACTGTGCAAAGTGTGGAAAGTTTGCAAATTGACAACGGTGTACCGCATATTTTATGATTGATACGAAAAGAAACGCAATAGCAGAAAGGAGGAAAATAATGTGAGAGTGTTCAAGCATTTGACGTTTACGGACAGAATCCGCATTGAAAAGTGGAAGAAGGAGGGAATGAGGACGCGAGAGATCGCAGAAAAATTGAGGGTGGACCCGTCCACGGTGTACCGGGAACTGAAAAGGGGCAGCTATGACAGGCTGAACGGCACGACATGGGAATTGATACAGACATACAGCCCGGACATTGCAGAGCAGAAATACCAAGCGCACCTGCGGGAAAAGGGTCCAAACCTGAAAATCGGCAAAGACCATGAGCTTGCCGCCTACATTGAGCGAACTATTATAGATAAGGACTGCTCCCCGGCAGCGGTGTACGGATATGCGAAGGAGGAAGGAAAGACGTTCAAGACGCACATTTCGGTGCCTACTATATATAGTTACATCAAAAAGGGCATTTTCCTGAACCTGACGCAAGAAGAACTGCCGAGAAAAGGAGTGCACAAGAACAAGTACGGCAAGGTGCGCGTAAAAGATCCAGCCCGTGCCCCTGCGGGAGAAAGCATCGAAAAGCGCCCGGAGGAAATCCAGAGCCGAGAAGAGTTTGGACACTGGGAGATGGACACGGTGTACTCTGGCAAAAAGAAAAGCACGGCGGCGCTGCTGGTATTGACGGAGCGCAAGACCAGGAACGAGAACATTATATTGGTCCCGAACCGCCGTGCGGAAACGACCGTGCGGGCTATCAACGCATTGGAGCGGAAGCTGGGCGCAGAGAAATTCGGCATCATCTATAAAAGCATCACGGTGGACAACGGCAGCGAGTTCGCATTGGCGGATCAACTGGAACAGTCCTGCATCACCGAAAGCAAGAGGACGAAAGTGTATTACTGCCACCCGTATTCTTCTTGGGAGCGCGGGAGCAACGAAAACATCAACGCAATGATCCGCCGCAGGCATCCGAAAGGGACGGACTTCTCAAAGGTCACGGCGGCGGAGATCGCAGTCACGGAAAGCTGGATCAATAGTTACCCGCGTAGGATATTAGGGTACAAGAGCGCGGGCACTGTATTTAGAGAGTGTCTGCGAGAACTGGGACTGACGGCATAAGCGAAGATAAGACGCCACAACATAAGAGAGCCGGGCGAAAGCCAGAAAGGAAAAGTGAGAGCATAGGGAGTGGTGAAACTGAACAGTTTGTGCAGGCTGCAAGAGTGGAAAACTTGACGGCCTGTTTGTGTTGTGCTAAAATACACAAAAATTTGGGCGAATTTTTATTGAAATTATTGGTTGACTTATCAAAATCCGTTGTTTTGTGCCCATCCCCTTGCGCTCCGGGTTTTCATCGCGTATAATGGTAGTTGTATCGTTATGCCAAAAAAACGTGTAAGGAGCGTATTTTATATGAAGTTAGGTATCGTCGGTCTGCCGAACGTCGGCAAGTCC